TGCAATTTGAACCGCACGTTCTTTAGTAATTGGCTTATCAGTCATTTTGACTTTTGTGCCGTTTTCATATGATGTAGACCCAATTCCGATTGTCGGTACTTTTGCACTGTCTAAATATGGCTTTGGCTCATAGCCTTCATACTTAATTAAAGATGTAAAAAAAGCAGCACCAGCTGCTAGACCCACCACTATATATTTAGTCTTGTTTGACATTGCATTTATCCTTTAAGCTTTCCAAGTATGCTTTATGTTCAAGTTCGTCACGCTTATCTTTCTTACGCGCGTAATACCAATTCATGATTAAGCCTGCAATCGCAATCAAAATACTGAACCAAAATGCTATATCCAACGAAGCGAACCAAGCCAAAGCACCGCCTGCGCTACCCCCATATGTAATAACTTTGCCAGCCACAACACCTGTTGAAGCTTCTACAATTTGTTGATTATCTGCCATTGATACCCCCGATATTTGGCAATAAAAAAAGCACCCGAAGGTGCGTGTAATGTTTGATGTTTAGTATCCTGTCACATCGATTAAAAAACCACACAGTAACGTGTTTACTGTTCCATATGCTGATGGCATACCTGATGGATTCGTACTCCTGTTTTCAATTTCTCTTGATGTGCGTACAGTAATATTTGCGGATGAGCCTGATTTAACTAAATAGCACTCATTGATCAATCTTTTTGAATACCATCCCTCATCATCATCCATTACTTGTAATTCATCGACATTAGCTGAACTTGCTGCAAAATATGCCCAGTTATCACTTATGCTCGTTGTTCCATTAAATGCAACATAACCATTGCTATTACCATAAATGTTTATTCCTAGTTGATTGATCATTGCAGTTCTAATACGAAGATACTTTTGATTGCTATCAAAAGTGATTTTTCCATTAGCGTCTCTGACAACAACACCATAATTACCTGCTGGAGTATTAAAGTCATTATCAGCATAAGAAAAAACGTAAACATCAACAGGAATACTTAAACTTGAACCTGCTGTATGAATACTGACATACCAAGAATTATTGTGCTCCCTTATCGTTATTGGTCTAGATCTATCTGCTAGATTTGATGCCCTCACCGCTATCAAACAATTTGGATGATTTGATCTAGGAATAATATATTGGACGTTATAGACACCAGAATTATTAATATCCTTTATAAGCGTTACCTGATACTTGCTTTTAAAAACTAAGTTACGATAGTTTTCATCAACTTGTAACACATCATTTTCAGTTCGGACTAAGAAACCATAAGCCATCAATAGACCCCATAAAGTATGTCGTATTCAACCCATCCGTTTAATGCTTCAAATGCTTCAATCTTCAAAACAATATCAGCATAACTAGGACCTAAAACATAACTTATAGATGCTCTTTCCCACGCATATTGAGATCGTACAGCGATAGGGGCAATCCAAAAATTCAGGTTAGTTGCAGTAGGAACTGTATTAACCCTGGTTGTACTCCCAGTATTGTTTTGTGCCCTCACCGTTACAGTACCAAGTATTTTGGTTAGCCGATCAGTTACATCCAAGGTAAGGACACCGTTCGCATCCCAAGTCCTTAATCCATATGTAGCCATTTAATCTAATTTCCCAATTTGAACTCGACGAACATTGTTGTCATCCCATGCAGTGAGCGTAAGCCCATTATTATTCATGCGACCTTTTGTTGGCTGTGCAGGATCAGCATAAGTTGTCCACGAACCAAAATTTGCAGTTAAAGCGGTTAAACTATCTGCATAAATACGACTCGCATGCACATACCCGATATTAGCCATCTCAACATACATACCTCTCGGTACAACTGTGCCATTTGGTAAAGTGACAGGATTATTCTGCAAGATCATTAATGGACGAACTTCAATACCATCAACGCCAACAGGTGCACCAAAGCTGAGCGAATCATAATTAAAGACGAATCGCGATACTTTTCCATCATTCATTGCACCATGACCAGCAACATGACCATTCACATCGAATTTCGTGAACTCTTGTGTATACACACCATCAACTGATTCAGATACTCGTTCAATGGAAGCTGTATTTTCACCAACCTTTGTTTGTAAAATGGTCGTTGCTGAAACGTTAGCCGATACCGCATCTGCTGTCGCTTTAATCTGTTGTTGATACAAAGCATCATTCTGATTCATCTGGGCAACAACTTGATCAGTACGAATCGATTGAGCTAAATCGCCTTCAATACGTGCTGATTGTTCAGACCATACCCCTGCATAACCGCTGTTGTTACCAATCAGATCAGATTCAGAGCCGATCAATGGTGGATTGACTTGGGCATAAACACCATCGATCTTTTTAGCCTGAACCTCCTGTTCATTCATCACAAGATCAACATCTTCTACAACCGCTGCAACTTTTTGATCATTGCTTAACTTGTAAATGGTTAATTGATTCAAAACTTGATCATCACCAGCGATACGTTCATTACGCTCTTGGGTAATGCCATTTTCAACATTCTGAACGGATTGAATAATATCTGCTATGTCACCATCAATGACTTCAATACGCTCAATTTTTTCTTTCAAATCCTGATTTAACTGGCTTTCAGAGATTTGATCATTGAGTAGATCAAGTACATCTGACGCATCGGCTGAACTTACACCACTAACCCAATCAGACCAGTCGCCCACATTGCCTATACGATCGATTAAGCGTCCTCGATAATACTGACGTAGATTTGGTTGCATGCCTTGAATCGTGTGTAATGTGGTTGGATAAGCAAACAAACCCAGTTGAGCAATGTTTGAGGTGCTGTCTGGTGAAAACTCAATTTCAGTATAGGCAGTATCAAGTGCACCAACTGCTGGAAACAACCAAGTTAATTTCATGCCAAATAAAATACCTTCAGCATGAATATTGGCGAGTTTTGGTGGTTTTCCTTGTTTGCCCTGTAATGTTGTTAATGCTGAACTCGCTGCTAAAGAGGTAATATCGAAAGCAGAAATAGCAGTTACACGCGCTTGGTAATTACCAGCATAGATACCAGGTATTTCAACTGAGGTTGCTCCAGTGGTCGGCATCTTAATCCAAGAATCGTTATCCTTACGCCATTCGACCAGATACTTCACCGCATATTCTGCCTTGACCCATTTAATGATCATCGTTGCAATATTGATACCCTGTTGTACTGAATCATAGGATTCAATTTGAACATCAGTTACGGGCGCTTGAACCACAGGATTAATGATTGTTGTTGGTACATCATCAATCAATGCGCCATGATCAATGGCATCATATTTTGCTGCATTGTATTCAAGTGCTGTAATGGTAAATTGGTGATCATCATCTTGAGTGAGAGAAACCACACGAAATTTTCTGGTTTTTAAATCCGTTGAATCTATATTCCATACATTCTGTGAGGCAACCTCATCAACATTGAACGCATCAACAACAGTAATTACTGAACCATTGATCGAAGATAATTTTCTTTGAACAGACTTGCCTGATTCGCTGTTGATGTAAATCGTGTCATTCGGTTGAGCCAACACATCACGATCCAAAGTAATTGTTTTGCGATCTGCCGAAATGGCTTTTATACGTCCACCAATAAAACGCCCAGCATAAGTATTATCAGCTACGGAAATGACTTTACCAGGTGGTGTGATTTGTCCCTCTAAACCAACTTTAAAAGTGACTGTTTGAGTTTCATTTTGTTCAGAACGTAATGCCCATAAACCTGCACGTTGGGCTTGTCCACGACTGGTACATCCCCAAGCATCAATATCGACAATTCGAACTGCACGTGCTTCCGCAATTGCATGCTCATCTCGTACAATTTCATAATCGGTTTTATAACGGTTTTTTGGATCATCCCATGCAACCTTGGCTACATTATGACGATCTCTGTTTTTTGTACCAGAATACTCAAATGCACCTTGTACCACATTTGAATTGGCATAGGCATAATAAACATCATCTGGCGCATCAGCTTCACAGATAATCGAATCACCGTCCCAATATGAAATCGCACGAAATACACCTGCCAACTTAGCCAAAATCGAATATGCATCTTCAGCAGATTGAATATATACATTGCAGGTAAACCGTGGCTCCAAACCACCCTCACCATCCGACACCATGCCATCACAATATTGTGCTAAACGATAAAGACTGGCTTTATCTAGCATTGAATCAGTAATTCGCTCGCCCAATCCATATCTTTTGGCTGTACATAAGTCATAGTAAATCCATGCTGGATTATTTGAATAAGCACGCTTAAATGAACCATCCCAAATACCTACATATTGGCGTGATGTAGGATCATAATTTGTGGGTACTCGTACTTTTAATCCTTTTGCTTCAACAGCAACTTTTGCTGCATTTGAGAATGTCTGCGCGTCATACTGTAATGATAATAATGCAGTATTCGGATAACTTAATTTTGCATCAATCACTTCAGAATATGAGTCGATATACATCTTGTCAGTAACGTAGTCACTATTCGCTGGTGGTGTTAATCGGCGAACACGAATATTCCACCCAGTTTGAGCTTTTGGTAGATCTATACGGTGAGGACGTACATAAGCATCAGATGTTTTATCATCAATTGCTGTATTGATGACTTCAACATAAGCACCGCCATCGGTACTGACATCAATTGCATACTTAATCAATACACCAGTCACATCACCATTTTTAGCATTGGTTGTTCTTAATGCACCAAAGCGCAAAAGCACACGTACAGCATCGATACTGGTATTGGATAATGATCTAATCCATTGCGAGGTCAGTTCTACATTGACACTATTGATATTCGATGTTTCTACAAAACCCTCAATGTAATCTTGATCATTGGTCCCTGTTCTAAAATCATATGTGACATTTTCAAAATTACTGTTTCCAGAAGCATCAAGAATTGGTGTGTCATCAAGATAGACGGATTTCCAGCCATTAGCCAAGCCTTCAATTTCACCCTCAGCCATCCCCATTTTGATTTTGTAATAAACAATACTTTGAGCTGAATCAGAAGCCACTACAGGTGTTCTTTGCTTACTTGAACCTGCTTTAGCTCCTTTAATATTTGTATTCATACATAAATCTCAGGCAATAAAAAAGGCGCTTAAAGCACCAAATAATTTAAATGATTAGAGTTGATCTTCAGGGTACTGACCGGCTGAAATAACAAAACCGCCAATCTCTCGTTGACCGTAGAGTATCGGTACTGGATTACCTTGACCAACAGTAGTGATAGCACCGCCAAAACCTTTATTGGCTTTATTACCATCACTATTGGCATCATCTGTCTGAGCCTCTGGCATGAGCATAGATGCTATACCGCCCAACATCATGCCCACACCCGCTCCAATTAATCCAGCACCCAATGCAGCACCGCCACCAATTGTACCAACAGTAACAAGTACACCAACCACAACCATGGCAGCGCCAAGTAATGTATTGATCAGACCACTATCACCACCAGCACCCTCAACAATCGGCATAATTCTGATTAATTCACTACCTGTTTGCATATCTACTTCTTTTTCAGAAATAGTTTTACGCTTATCAGTGAATACAGCAAAACGAAGACCGTGCTTGTGTGCATTCAACATGAAATGTTCTAAGCCCTGAATCTGCACAGCAAGTAAACGCATCGCTTCTTTAACTGAGCTGACTTCAAGACGCCATTCTTTACCGAAACGCTCTCTAAGCACCCCGTGAAATCGGATTGTTTTGTACATCTTTATGCCTCAATATTTTAACTGTGCGTTCTATCCAATTTGGTCCATATACAGTGCGTTCTGATTCACGGTTATATGGATGATGTAAAATTAATGTCGAACCAATACACGGTTGAGTATTTTCAGATTTCAATGACGTTTGATCACCAAGCCATAAAACAGCATGATTGGGATGTTCCGTACGCCCAACCTTACATAAAATCATATCGCCATACTGCGGTTCGAAAACTTCATAGAAGCCTGCTTTCTCATAGTTATCTAAATACAAAGAAGCATGCTCTTTTGATTCCCACCACTTATCATCACGCTCAAAATCATCAAGTGTTATGCCGAGTTCACGTGAATAGAAATCACGAACCAACGCATAACAATCTTGCCAACCA